TTCGCGGTGTCCACCGACCACGACGCATTGGGGCTTGTTAGCCGGAGGTTCATCGATTGCGCGGCGCTGGCGGGGACGTATCGCGAAACATCGCACACGAAATAGTTTCCGGCGCGGGCGAGGTCATAGAGAAATGCGCACCATGCCTTGGCGATGGCTGTGTTCTTGATTGGCGGCAGTGTGAACGTGAAGCTCCACCGCTCGCCGGGCCAGACGAAAGCTTGTGACGCCATCGTGAATGGTGATGTGCTCCGCGCGAGAACCTTATGGTAAACGGCCTGAACATCCCGCCATCCGGGAGACGAAGGTTTAGTGATAGCAGCCATGGTGAATTAGGCCTTACCTCGACGCTGACGGTCCCGGAGGGCCGTCAGCGTATGCTTTTCTTGCATACGTAGTATCGGAATGAGATCGGCGCGAGTGATCCCGGCTGGAATGTTATACGTAAAATTGTATACCGATGCCGGCGCGCTCGCTGTCATTGAACCGAGGCGGTCATTCGGGATGATCGTGCCGCTCGCCCTCGGCGTGAAGAGCTCAGGGCCGTCCTCTCCGACAAGGTAAGTCGCGTAGCCCGCGACATCGCCGCCGCCGGCCTTTGCGCCGCCGAAACCAGAGAACGCTCCCGCAAGCGTACCTGCGCCAGTCGGGAGTCCAAGACCGCCGAGCGCCCCGCCGATCATTCTCATAAGCGGAACGACGATTAATGTTTGGACAATGATCTTCTCGATCTGCTGGACTATGACCTCGCCGAGGTTCGAGAACGCGCCCTCAACGCCGTTGATCGCGTCGACGAAGCTGCTCGACAATGCGTCGGCCGCATTCCCAGCCAACGCCGCCGTCTCCTGAGCCCAAATCCTTTCCGTGTCGGAGAGTCCACCGAACGCCTTCGATGATTTGTCGAGACTGCCGAAGAAGAGATTCAGATCCGACTCTACCTCCGCAATGGTTTGCTGTCCACGCACGAAGCGATCCCATTCTGTTGTCGCGGCCGCGATCTTGTCGGGATCAAAGGCGAAGGGTTTCGCTGCATCGAGCGCCAATCCAATGTCCTTCGTGGCCGAAAGACTGCGCCACGTTTTATCAATCGCGGCGGCGTTCTGGTCGAAAGCGACCGAGAGCGCATCGAGTCGCTTATTACGGACAATGTCGAGGTTGGAAAGCTTCGTATAATCGTCGATCTGCTTTTGAACGGCGGTATTATATAGCTCTTGCGCCGTAGTCTTGGCGTCGCTCGCTGCCACCTGAGCGTCGAGCTCCCTTAGCACTTGCGCGGCCGCAGTGGCTCCCGTCGGAGCGTTGCGGGCGGCGATTTTGGCATTGGTAGCAGCCGCGCCCGTATCCGGAAGGCCGAATGGGTTGGCGACATAGCGGTTGTTTCCGTCGGCGGGAGAGGCGGCAAACACCACTGCTTTTGCGCCGATAAGCTTTATATAGCCCCACATTCTGGCAAGTTTGTCTCCGGCATTATCCAGCGTCTTAAGCTGTTCGCTGTTTAGCCGGATACGTTTTAAGCCATCGCTTATTTTATCAAATCCGTCGGTGCCGAGCTCTCGCAAAAACGCTATCAGTTTGGGCGCGCTGTTGGCTCCGAGTATATCGACCGCCGCCTTGAATGCTTCGCTTTGATCGGTGGCTCCGCCGATCTTCTGGCCAATAAGCTCGAACTGCCGCTCGAGCGAAAGAGTCTTGAGCGCCGTCGCGCTGATCCCGAGCTTGGCAAACGCGCTCTGTAGTTGCTTGTTGCCCTCAACAGCATCCTGCGTCGCGACGCGCAATCGTGCGCCGGCTTTTGCCAGCTGGTCCATATTCACACCGGTGTCCATCGCCGCGATTGAGAGCGTCTGGAACGCGTCGGTCCCAATGCCGGCAGCGTTCGCGGCGTCGGTAATCTGGCCCCCTAGCGCCACGACGGATTTCCCGAAGGCGATGACGCCAGAGATGGAGGCACCGATCCCAATCGCGCCAAGGGCCCGATTGATATTCTTCGCCATCAACGAAACATCTGAGTGCGCCTTGCGCGCCATATTGGCAATGCGCTTGTTGGCGGAATCGATCTGCCCCTGGAGCTTGGTCAGCTCCAGATTCATCACCACGTTAAGCTCGCCTACGGTTTGGTTTGCCATGCGACTATATAGCTTTACGCGCGCGGCGTTTTCCACGTGCTGCCACCTCAATGGCGATGCGTTGCCCCATGACCCGGCCCATTTCGGCGATCATTCCGTCCTTGGTCTCGCGCCATGCGGGGCGCATGAACGGCTGCGGAAGAATGAACGACCGGGCGTCATAGTATTTAATTTTTTTCCCTTTCCGACCGCCGCCAAAGCGTAAGCTCGACGCTGCGGAATAGTGTCCGAATTCGACGAGGTGACCATACTTGATCGGATTGCGGCCGTCTGGTCCGTTGAATCCGCGGCGGGGCCCGACGACCGCAAAGAAACCGGCATTCCGCTTATACGGTTTCACGCGAAACCCGATCGATGATTCCAGCGCACCGGTGTCCCGCGATTTCTTCGCGTGTCGTTTCGCTGCGTTCACGAGCGGGGTGAGGGCCGACACGAGCGCCTCGCGGCCGATGTCCGCGCGGATGCGCTTGCCGAGTTTCTTCACGGCGTTTCCCAACTCCTCAACTCCCTCGATCTTGACGTCGATCATTCCGCGCCCTCCTCATCGCCGGCGAGGTCGCCCATGAAATCGTCCATGGTCCTGTCCGCGTTTCCGGCGCATTTAGCAGCAACGAGAGCAAGCATGGCAAATCGTCCTTGCCGACGCTGCTCGCGCTTCCGCCAGACGCGGCAATGCGCGTCGTATTCAGCAGGTGTCATGTCGAGATATTCGCCTTTGGTCAGGCCGAGCTCGACGCGGGCGAAGGCGAGGGCGTCGAGCTGTCGGCGTTTTTTTCTTCCTTGGGCTGCGTCATCCGGATCGCGTCGCCGAGCGTCGTCATGAGTTCGGCGATACGCTCCGGCCGGATCGCCTCTGCTACATCCTCCGGAGTGCGAAGCGGGCAATCCGGCGGCTCGTCGAGGCAGGCCCACAGCCATTGCGCCAGAGCCGCGAACGCGCGCTTCGGTTTGCGCAGATCGGACAGGTCAAGCGGGCGCTCAAGGTTGCCGACGCGGTAAAGCGCGCGATTGGAAAACCGGATACGCCGCGGCACATCCAGCATAACCGTCGTGAACATTTTTTCTTCCATGCGAATCAGCCTTGGTTATCAGGCGACATCACCGACTGTCTCGGCACCGGTCGGCTGGAGCACGACATTGTTCGTGAACAACCCCGATACGGGCGCGTCCAACGTCATGTCGAGCACGAGAGCCGTGAACGAATATGTCTTTGCGTCGACCGTTGTGACCTGGCAATCGACGCTCGTACCCGCCTTGTACGCGGCTTCCAGCGCGGCGTGCGTGGTGCTTCCGGTCGTTGCTTTATTGTCCCAGATGATCGGAACCGTGATCGACGGTGGATCGATCATGCCGGCGACGTATTCCTTGCGATTGCCAGTCGAGTCCTGCGACGTGGCTTCGATCCGGTCGGCGGAACCTCGGGGGTAAGAGAAGTCCTTAACGCCTTCGACGGTCACGTAAGCGCTTTCGATTTTGATTTTCAGGAGCGTGCCTTTGGCCGCCCGTTTAGTATAAGCCATGGTGGTTTTGTGGTTATTGGGTTGCGGATGGGCTCCGGATTAGAGCGGATGGAAAATCGTGAAGTCGGCTTGCGCATCGTAGATCGCCGCGGGCTCGGCGGCATCCTCATATAGCATCCGGCCGGCGTCGTCTGGATTGGTGTCGTCATGGCCGTCGCACATCGCCGCCAATACTTGGGTGCGCAATGCATCGGCGTCGGCGGCGGTCGCGGCGCAGCAATCGACCTGGAGGGCCGATTCGGTCAGACCTGCATAGTCCTGCTGCGTGACCTGGGGAACGCTCGCGATGGGCGTCCAGAATATATAGGGAAGCGCGACGCCCTGCGGGCCGGCCATGCAATACACACGACCGCCCGCAAGTGTACCTATCCTGGCGGTGACGATTGCGCCGAGGCTCATGCCGTCCTCGCTTTCGCCTGAACGATCGACCAGACATGCCGGCCCTCGCCTTCGGTGACAGCAACGATGTCGTAGAGCATTCCCTCGTGGAGGATGCGCATCGCTGGCGTCAGATCCGAATTATAGCGCATCCGGAAGATCGTCGTCACTTCGGCGTTGGTCACGCCGGCGCGGCGAAACTCGCTCCCGCCCTGATCGAGCTTCTGTGCCCATGCTTTGCCGCGGTCGATCCAGCGTTCGACGAATCCGCCGAAGCTATCCCGCGTGGCGACCTTCGCCTGTATTGCGACCAGCCGATCGAGTGCGCCGGGATTCATGCGTACAACGGCACCCGGGCCGAGTCGAGGATAGATCGAAGAGTGAACGGAATGTCGTTCACGATGTTGCCGATGTTCACGGGCACGCGAACCTCATATAGATGCGCAACCATCCAACGGATGGCGGCGAGAAGCCGGGGAGGAACGTCGGCCGCGGTCGCACCGTACCCGGCCACATAGGTGATCGTGATTGCGCTGGGCGCGTCGGCGAGATCGGGCCAGCTCTTGCCCGATCGGAGGACGACGCGACCGAGCAGTCCGCTCGTATCCACGTCGTAATGACCGGCATCGAGGATCGCGCTCACGCCGTCGGCTGATCGCAAATAGGAGATTGAGGTCACACTTTGGAGCGGAGGCCGCGGTAACTCTATGGC